GGACTGAACGATGAGATCCAGCACGTTCGCTTGCAACTTTATGCATCATTGTTTGCTCATGAGCAACTTGGTGAGATGTCTAAACTTGCTATTACTGGCGATCTTGAAGCAGCAGCAATATATACTGACTCGGTAATCGTATCTGACATTGGCATTACTAACGACGCTGGCAACTGTGCAAACGTCAAGACTGCTATTGACAACTTGATTACTACAATGAACACGATCATATCTCCTGTGAGTGATCGTTATAAGGATGCTGCAGATCTTATCAAGTTCAACAAACAGTACATCACAGAAGAAGCAATTAGTTTGATGGAAGAAGAATTCTTCTACGAACTTTCTAACGGTGCTCAGTATCAGTCATTCCAATATCCAGGTGGTAGTGTTGATGGTAGAAACAAGTGTATCCGTGACGCTGGTCTGATCTTAGAAGGTGTAATTGCAGACCTTCTGACGGGTGGTAACAATAGTTCTTTACGAGCAGTTGAATCCTACCTAGACTCTAATCTGCAGATTTTGCATGTAGAAGATCAACTAACCAGTACATTATATGCATTTGAGCAAGTACAATTCCTTGCTAAGAAAGCAGTAGCAAACTTACTGCAGACTGCAAATAGTATTGCACTTGGTGGTGACTATTACGTTGCTCAGTATACTAACAGAGTTGCATTTAGTGATACTACAATTACACATGATTCCTCTGGCGCAGGTGGTAATTATAGTGCATCAGATTGTGCAGATGTTCAATCTAGTATTGACAACTTGTTCACTTCGATGATCAATACTCTTGCACCTGGTGGTGATCCATCCAGAAGTGCTGCTCAAATCATGCTGTTCAATAAGAACTACTATCAAACTGAGATTGAGCAAGATGTCACTAACCAGTGGGGCGCAGGTATCTGGGGTACAGAGTATGAAGATTTCATCAACCAAGTTGCAGATGATGTCATTCACGATATCGTTATCACTGATATCTCTACTCTTCCTGCCAATACAGAAATCAACAATACTCAAACACTTGCAAGTCTGAGAGCATTGCAAATTACAACTGATCTGGTTGCAGGTGTAAACCTGATTCCTGCTCTTCAAACTGAGGATGTATCAGGTGGTGGATGGTCAAGTAATGGTTCTAGTGATATCACTGTCACTATCAATTCCGCTACAGCACCTGATGCAACTACAACAGCAGATCTTGTAATTCCTGCAAATAATGCTAATGACAAGGGACTGAGTAGAAGTTATGTTCTAACTGCATATACCACATTTGACCGTGATAACGTCTCCTTTGATAGTGACACAGAATCATATGACTCTGGTGTAAACGTCTCCACTCAGAGATATACATACTCAATCTTCTTCAAGGAAGGTGGATATGACAGAGCAAGACTTCGTGTTGATTGGAATGCAACCAACTATGTGTTCTTCACGATTGATCTGACTAACGGTAACTCTTTCTCGGTCAACCAATCTGGTATTACCCCTGTTGCTACAGGCGTCTTCCCACAAGGTGATGGTTGGTATAGAGCATTCATCACAATCGATGTTCCATTCGGTGTTTCTTCTCTGAATGTTTCTTCTTATGGTACATCTAACGGTTCTACAAATACTGCAGGCGATGGTACATCTGGCGTCTACATGTGGGGTGCAAAACTCAATCAAGGTAACTTGGATGTTTATGCCGCACAGGGTGGTACGTCATTCTTCCCTGACAATACTCTGAACATTAGAACTTACATTCTAAATGAAATGAAGCAGTACATGAATGCTGCTCTTGCACAGACGTTGGTATCACCTTCACCAATTGGAACGTTCCTGTCTTATACTGACGCAACTCTTGGAGCAGACTATACTACAGCAAATGCTCAGGCAGTAGTCAATTATCTGATCGGATTGTACGAGTCACAATTGGTCGATAGTACCTTCTACACTGGATTGCAAACTAAGAACAATATTGTTCTTACGCCTAAGACGTTCGGTACTAGAACTGTTCCTATCCCATTCGGTGGTGAAATCCAACAGTCTGCGTTTATCTACGGTCTTCTTAGCGACTCTAACTCTGAAATTAGAGGATATAATGTCAATGAAGGTTATGTCGTCAAGGAATACTTGAGACTTACTGTAAGTGGTATTACTGATGGTCCTTTCGTTCTGAATGATACTTGTAACAAGCAAGGTGATCTTGCAGTCACAGGAACCATTTACGCCTTCTGGGCGGATGAGAACTTCAACTATCTGGACATTGATGTCACGGGTGGTGTTTGGGCGACTGCAGATATTCTACAGTCCGATGAAGGTGCTTTCGCAACTGTAGATGCTATTGAGAAGAGACTTCATATTATTAGTTTGCAAGGTGACTTTGTTACTGGCGTACCATTCAAGGGTTACACCAGTGGCGAAACTGCAACCACAACAACCTTCATCAAGTCTGACGCAGCAGTCCTTGGTAACTCTGGTGGTAAACTGACAGTAGACACAGAAAGTCTTCTTGGACCGTTCGAGACTACCAGTGTTGTTTATCCAGAAAACTCTCGCCAGTATCTTGACATCAACCAGTTCGCAGGTCTCGAACTCAACGTTGGTGAAAGAATCGTCTCTGATGGTTATGTACGTTATGGCGTACAGGTTCAGGGTAATCTGAATGTCTTTGAGCAAGGCGGTATTCTGTATGGCGTCACGGGTGGTACGAAAGATCCTTCCAGACGCGCAATTATCACTGAGGTTGATCTGGATAATAACTTTATCTACGCACAACCATATCTCGGAACGTTCAACAATGGTGAAGGTATTGCTTACTATGGTGCTATTGATGGTGAGTTCCCTGTTGGTTACGCAGTCATTCAAACTTCAGTCGTATCAACAGGTAATGCTGCTGCTAAGGTTGTTGATATCAAGACTGTCGGCACCTCTAAGAGAGTCTTTATCGAAGATATCCGTGGATCATGGACTGCTCGTGAAACCCTCAAGGCACGCGCAGGTTATAGAGCACAAGTTCAAACTGTTGTTGATCTGAAAGCAAGAGTCAAGCGTTCATTCCGTGGTTTCGATGGTACTCAGACTACCTACAAACTCACTACCGCGAACGGTACTCCGTACTTCCCAGATCCCGAAGGTCACATGATGATCTTCATCAATGGTATTCTTCAACCTCCTGGTTCTGGATCTGCTTATACAGCATTCTCAGATAACATCCAGTTCAACGAAGCTCCTGAAGTTGGTGCATCTTTCGTGGGTGTATACTTCGGTAAACTCAGACAACTGGATGATATTTCGTTCGAGTTTGACTCTTTGCGTCAGTCCTTCAACTTACGTCGCAGCGGTACATTCTACTCGCTGACACTGACTGATGGTGTCCAATCTGCAGTTGTACGACCAGAGAATAACATTATCGTATCACTCAATGGTGTTATTCAGGAACCTGGTGTTGCATTCAACCTGGTTGGTTCTAGAATCATCTTCGCAGAAGTTCCTCGCGTAGGATCCACATTCGTGGCGTTCTCGTACGTGGGTTCTGAAGCAGACGTTGATGCCGAGAATGTTATCCCACCAATTGAACCTGGTGATGCAATTGACATTCAGGGCGAGACTAGCGATCGAGATGTCGCAGTTATCGAATCGTCTAACTCCCTCATCACCTTCGATTACCTCGGATCAGTCTTTGGTAAGGACGCTGCAGCAACTGCTGCGGTTACTAAGGGCACAATCAGGGAAGCAAGAGTAACCTCTGGCGGATCTGGATTTACTTCACGCCCATTGGTTCGTGTTGACTCAATCAGCGGTTACGATGCAAACATCAAAGCATTGGTTGGAGTTGAACGTGTGGAACTTACAAACAGAGGTTCTGGTTATAAGTATCCTGTGGTTCTCGCAGAATCTAGTGTTCCCGATGATTGGACTGCACCAGATCTGCTTCAGTATCCTGAAGATGGTACACCAACTCCAATTATTGATACGTTTGGTGCTGGTGGAGTTGGTAGCGGTGCTGTTACTGAAACGCCTGAGCAATTGGGTGTCCAAGATAACACTGCCACTACCACGGGTGGTACAACCTCTGGTGGCGGTATTCCTGGAGTAACTTCTGGTGCTACTGCAATTGAGGAACTCCCGACTGTTCCACCATCTACTGCATACAACCTTTCGGGATACACTACGACTGGTATCTGGTCTTCTAGTACGACCTAAATATAACGAGGACGATATTCTGAAATGGCGATATCTGCAACAACCGCTACTCTAGATGGTACAACGCTAAGGGTCGTCACTGATGGACGACCTGATCCTGCACTGTATGGTACTCCTTTGGGGTCAGGATTGTTTCCTGACAATCCAAATACCGTACAGATTAGATCTGTCGATGTACAATTTACATTGAGAGCAGGAACAAATACTTCTAACCCTCAAGATACTACTTTGGGTGATATGGGTATTGCTCTAAATGGAGTATCCTTTTTCAATCCTTCTGCTGCTCCTGGTCCCCTTCCAGGATCGTCTACAACACCTCCTACGGGATTTGCGTACAATGCGGTATATAATGAGCAATCGTATGGTGTAGACGCATGTGGAGGTCATCCAGAGCAAAATGGTGAGTATCACTACCATAGTGGATCTTTTCTAGCAAACTGCTGGGGTTCTAAAGTAATCGCATCCAACTCATACTTTAGTAGTAGCGAGTACAATGGTGATTACTTCAGGCATCCTGACGGTCATTCAAAGATTGTTGGTTTCTGTTACGATGGATATCCTGTGTATGGTCCTTTTGGATATGAAAATGCAGGTAATAGATTGACTCCTGTAGTGAGAATGAAGAGTTCTTATCGTGCTTTTCCTTCACCAGTTGCAAATAGAGGTTCTCTCTACGCTGATATTCCTGCAGGAACATATATTCAAGACTATGAGTTTGTTGAAAATTTAGGTTCTCTCGATATTCATAATGGTAGATACTGTGTTACGCCAGAATATCCTGATGGAACTTATGCATATTTTATGACACTGGATACTCAGAATCGTCCAGTATATCCATATATTTTTGGGAACAGCACTAAAGAGCAGAGATCTGCAGGCGGTCCTATCGCAACTCCAACTTTCATTGCAAATGATACGGATCTAACAATTACGAAAGCATGGAGCGAAGGGACATTTACATACCCTGTAAATATTAGAGTCCCTGCAGGTCCTGAAGGAACTGTAAGACCAGTTTGTATTCTTCTTCATGGAGCAGGTGGTAACGGTGCTACAACTATCGATGCATTTGCTGATGTATTGCCAAACCACATTTTGATTGCACCAACTGGATTCCAAAATCAATGGAATGTGGTGAATGAGCATTTAGCACCAGATATGGAAATGCTTACCGACTTGATTGCGAGTATCAAGACATATGCTAATGTTTCATTGAATAGAATTAGAATCCTAGGATCTTCTAATGGTGGTGCTCTAGCAGCTAGGGCATATATTGAACTTGATGAACCATCGATTGACATTGTATGTTGTGTTATTTCACAAATACATCAACAACAATATAGAGAGGGTAAATTTTATAAACCAAGTGATCCCGAATATATTCATACGGACTATGCAAATGCGGGATACGATACTGAAGCATCTCCATATAGACCTAGAAAATATTTACAAATCAATAATACAAACGATACTACAGTTCCATACTCAGGATCTTCTTCTCCAGGACCAGGTTCTGCAATCTTCCTCCCTGCCAAACATAGTTCATTCCTGATGGCTACAAGTCAGGGATATGAAGGTGGAATTTTGTCTTCGGGACAACAATACTTCAATTATTCAACCGTAACCAAATATTCATACCTGAACAATCATGTTGTTCAATTGACAAGTAATGCAGGACATAATACCAATGTTGGTCTCCTTGCTGCAATTACTGAGTATTTCCAAAGCAATGGAAATACTCTTTCGTGATATCACCTATAAATAACTAAAAACATAGAGCAATGCCCTACGGAACAGGAAAACAGAACGTAAATATTGGTACGAACCCCAATGATGGTACTGGTGACTCTCTGCGGGCTGGTGCTGATAAAGTAAACGATAACTTTCTAGAAGTCTATGGTGCCATGGGAAATGGCAGCAATCTGCTGATCAATACAGCAGGTGCTCAAACTGGACAAGTTCTTCGTTGGAATGGTACAGATTTTATTCCACAAGATTTTTCAAATCTAACTTCAACGCTAAACACTAACAACTACAATATTGTTAGCACTGGCGGTAACAATATCAATCTAGTTCCAGATGGAACTGGAGATGTGCAAGTTACTTATGGTGGTCAAACTTCTACGTTTGATGGATCCACAGGACAACTACAGTTATCTTCATCTATTGCATATAAGAACGAATATGCAACAGTTGGTGCTGCACCTACATTAGCAAGCACTAAAGGGTATTTCTTCACAGTCAATGGTGATCAAAACCCTAAAGTGCATCTTGGAGCAGGTGGTGGTCTTGGCGATATTACTGCTGACATTGTTACCAATTACAGTAGTATTGATAAACTAGTTGACGTTGATATTACAACTACTGCTCCGACAGCAAACCAGGTTCTCAAATGGGATGCAGTCAATAATAAGTTTGTTCCAGGTGATGATGCTGCAGGTGCTGCAACTCAAAATATTTTCCAAACTATTGGTGGTGATTCTGGAAGCACAACAGCAGATAGTTCTGCTGACACACTAACTATTGCTGGCGGTACTAATTGTACTACTGCAGTTTCTGGCGATACACTTACTGTCAACGTAGACGGTAGTTTTGAGTTTGCCGAACTTACTGATGTCAATTTCACCGCTATTGCTAGAGGTGATTCTATTACATATGATCCTCAAGGTAATGGTGCAACTGAAGCTTGGATCAATCAACCATCACCAACGCTTTGGTATATTATTTCAGTTGGTTTGAACAACAACTCATATTTGATTGAAGGTCCTGGTCAGGCACAAACAGATGACCCGACATTGCATCTGTATAGAGGATTTACTTATATCTTTATCAACAATGCTGGTACAAACCATCCATTTAGATTCCAGTCAACTACTGGTCTTTCTGGATCCCAGTGGACTCTAGGCGTGTCTGGTAGTCAAACAGGTACGCAGGTCTTTACGGTTCCTCATAGCGCACCCAATACACTGTACTATCAGTGTACCATTCACACGAACATGGCAGGTGTTCTGCAAATCAAATAATAAGGTAATATGGCAAGGACAGTTCCTGGATCGGGTGCGGTAATCAAACCAAACTTCAATAGCGATTTTGGCATCTTATCTATTGAGGTGCTAAATGGGGGTAGTGGATATGATCCTCTAGATCCTCCAAGACTTACTATTGATAACTGTGGAACGCCACAAGTTGAAGCACTGCTATATCCTTTTATTGATGAAGACTCTGGAAGGATTGTTTACGTTCGAGTTCTAAACTCAGGTAAAGGATATGACCCTCTTAGGGTAGAAATCACACCTCGTCAAGACTCGGTTACAGTCATTTCTACATTTGATGCAAAAGATATTTTTGTATCTAGTAATACTTCAGTCACATCTAGTATATTTGTGGAGTATGATAGACTCCGAATAATTACTAATGGGTTACCAGATCCATCTCCATATAATGCAGTAGGACAAGTCTTTGCACAGGATTACGATCATACATTTGTTTACCGAGGTGGCAAGGAAGTTCCTAGCACTGAAGTAAGATCAAATCAAGAAGATACTCCATTGGGTATCATGGCAAATGGAACTGAACTCCATACTCCTGATTTTTTCGATCTTCCACCAGGTATTCCCACATACCCAAATTTCAACTTTGATGTAGTCAAGACTCCTACCATTCTTGGTATGGATCAATATGACGGTACTACTTCAAGAGAACCAACAGAACTTGGAAGATACTATTACACCAGTTCTAGACTAATTGATGCTTTTGCATCTTCGGGTGGTGCATTTACTATTGCTCCATATTATAGTGATACTGATTACTCTGGTGATAACTCTAGACATTCAAATGGTCACTCTAAAGTTTTAGGATATTCCTATGATGGATATCCAATTTACGGACCTTGGGGATATACAAATCCTCTGATTCCAGGTGCTGCTAGCAGAATGCGTAGTGGATTCCGTCTCAGAACGGGTGTAGAGGTATCTGCAACTAGACCAGATGTTATTACTGCATCTACAACTACATTTACTGTAACTGTAGCTGCTGGTCAAATTACTCCTGGTGGCAATCGATATTATATTACTGGTGGTGGATTCACTAATGCTGAGAAACAGTTCCTGAATCTTGAGCGTGGTAGTACATATGTTTTCAATCAAGACGATTCTACTAATACTGGTCACGGCATTCTATTCTCAGTATTTGGAAATAGTGATGCTCAAGGTTGGCATACAGCAGATCAAGTAAAGTTCAACAAATCGTCAGTTTGGTCTCAAGGTGTAGTTTATTACATTGAGAACGTTGAAGTAGACTACGAAACCTATAATACACAATTCAATGGTGCTACTCTAAGAAGAGTAGAAATTACAGTTCCTGTAGAAGCACCAGATACGTTATATTATTTCTGCTATAACCATGCAAATATGGCAGAACGTCTTGTGTGTACTGGGTATCTACCAGGTACATTTGTACAAGATTATATCTATGACAGCACTAATGCAGATCTAGATGATTTCAATGGTAGATATTGCGTTACTCCAGAATATCCAAATGGAACCTATGCATACTTCCTAACACAAGATACCAACGGAGATCCTGCATATCCATATGCTATTGGTCCAAAATACTTTGGTAAAGATTATAAACCAGGTGCAGTTCTTCCTAGTATCAACTTGGAGTCACCTAGGGGTGCAGATGCAGAAGTAGTCATTTACGAAGAAGATCAACTTGATACTGGTGGCAATGTAATTTATCCATCTGGATCACTACAGTATGTTAGTATGCAGTCCAACGGTGACGGATACTTTGGTGCTGCTCGTGTTGAAATTCTTGGTGGTGAAGGCACTGGTGCTGTAGGTAATGCAGTTACTCAAACTGTTACTGGTTTGTCACTGATTTCTGAAGGTAGAGAATATGCAACACCTCCGTCTCTATTCTTCCAAGGTGGTGGTGGAGCAAATGCAACTGGTGTTGCATATGTTGATACTACAGGTAAACTAACTTCTATCAGTGTTGATAGTGGTGGTCAGTTCTACCAAGAAGAACCTTATGTTTTGATTGATGGTGGCGGTGGTATTGGTGCTAAAGCACGAGCAAGAATCTCTCAAGGTAATGTTGTTGGTGTTGATGTCCTTGATCCTGGTGTTGGTTATACCAGTCCACCAAATATTATCTTCACAAAACTAGTAAACCTAAAGAGAAAAGTAAGAAATAGACAATCAAATAATTCAGTTGATTATAATTTCTGCGGATTAGCATCTTCTACAACGGCAACAGATACAAATATCTTTGTTGATAATACTAGTGCATTTGATGGATCTGGTACATTCATTCTTGGAAATGAAATTGTTAGATATACTGGTAAGGAAAAGGGTAGATTTACTGGTTGTATTCGTGGTATAAACTTTAGATATGATCAGCGTGTTATCCTAGATACAGGACAGAATAATGCTGATGGCATTTCAACCTACAATTTCAAAGTGGGTGATAAAGTTATCAGACGTATCGATAACTCTAGTAATAAAATTGCTAAAGTTTATGACTGGAGACCTGAATCTAGAGAACTATTTGTAAAATTTGAAGTTGATGATCTGGCATTTATTGATGCTGGTATTCCTTCATCGGAAGAACTTACCGTTGCATTTGATGCTGGATTCTCTGATGCGTCTCCTGCTAGTTCACTGCCACATACAACAGAAACCGAGGTTGGTTCTTCGATCGTTCTGTTTGAAGGTGATGCAGTTTATAATGTCAAGATTACACCTCCAACAGTCTTACTAGATACTGCATATGTAGATACTGATGATGATGGAATTGTAGATCTAAACAATAGTGGAACTCAGTTTGATAATCAGATTTCTCTGGATGGTGGTATATATAATTCTCTCTATGGTATTGAAGAAACAGTTGGTGGTCAAAACACTACCTTGTTCCAAGTTGGTGATGGTCTAAATGATACTAGTAACCCTGTCAAGATTGCACGAGTCGATTTGGCAGGTGCTCTTGGTGATGGTGTTGAACATAACTCAACGTTGACTCTTATCTTAGACGTGAGATATACCAACAATGCCAACTTCTTCCCAGATGAATTGATTACAGGACAGCAATCTGGAATTGTTGCTACGGTAACATCTTGGGATAATGCAACTAGAGAATTGGTGGTTCGTAACATTACACCATACAATACTAGTAATGTTGCTCTTGGTACAAATGGTAGTTTCTATACATTCTCCAAGAGCGGTAGTATCATTGATATGAAGGTTGTCAATCCTGGTGTGAATTATACTGCAACACCAACAATTGCAATTGAAACCAGCACCACTGGTATAGATGCAGTTGCCACTGCAACTATGACTGCATCTGGTGACCAGATTGATAGTGTAAATATTACCACAGAAGGTTATGGTTATGTACAAAGTGTTGACGGCACATTCAATTTACACCCAACTATCACAGTAACAAATGATGCAGGTGATACTACAGGCACTGGTGCGGTGCTTGAAGCAATCCTTGGCGGTGAAGAGATTGTTGGAAATAATGGTGCGCGTTGGAGAATCAAGGATATTGGATACGACAATCTAATCAGAAACGAGTTCTCATAAACCTATAAATAACTAACGAAGAGGAAAGTTCTAACTAATGTCAGCCCTACTTACAGATCAATTTAGAATCTTCTCTGCGAAGAAGTTCATCAAATCACTGGAAGGTCCTGATGCCACCCAGTCTGATGCTGCGGCGGGTGAAGACAGGGATCGCCTCTATGTCTTCATTGGAAGACCACAGGCGTGGGACAACGAAAACTCGCCACCTCAGGCAATCGATGCATTCGATCAGTTTTCGGACAGTTATGATGACATGATCTCTATGAAAAGAGTTCTTGCATCAGATACTATTCAGGTTATCCGTAGAATTGACTGGACTCCTCCAGAGCAAACAACTGGTGGTCTTGGTTTTACATACGATATGTATCGCCATGACTATTCTCCAACGAATACAGCAGCATCTGGTGCTACCAAACTGTATGATGCAGACTTTTATGTTGTAAACACAAACTATCAAGTTTATAAGTGTATCTACAATGGAACGTCTCCTTCAGACCCTAATGGTAAACCTTCGACTATTGAGCCCACTGGCACCTCTACTTCTATTATCACTACTGCTGATGGTTATCGTTGGAAGTACATGTACACCATCCCAGTGGCACAGGTTCTGAAATTCTTCTCCAATGAATACATGCCAGTTTTCACCAATAATTCGGTGAAGACAAACGCAGTTTCTGGTGAAGTTGATACTGTTGTTATTACATCCTCAGGTTCTGGTTATAATAACGGTACTTATGATAACGTTGCTATTGCAGGTGACGGTGTTGGTGGTCGTGTTTCTATTGTTGTTGACGGTGGTAAAATCATTTCGGCAACTGTAACATCTGGTGGTACTGGATACTCTTTCGGTAAGATCAGTGTTGACACTATCTCTGGTATCGGTACTGGTGCTGCAGCACAAATTGATGTGAGTATGCCTCCTCCAGGAGGACATGGTTTTGACTCTATCATTGAACTCGGTGCATACCGTGTCATGATCAACGCAAAACTGTCTTACGATGAAGGTGCAGGTGACTTCCCTGTCGATAACGACTATCGTCGTGTCGGTCTAGTTGTCAACCCACGTAAGTTTGGTACTAGCGAATTGCAGTCAGATTTGACTTCTTCTGTTACTAAAGCAGTAATTTTCGCTCCTACTTTCCAAGGCAACTTCTTGCCTGATGAGATTATTACCCAAACTCGTACAGTTGGTGGACAGTCAGTTACGTCTAGAGCAAGAGTTGTCTCTTGGAACCCTACTACAAAAGTTCTGAAATATTATCAGAACCGTGTTGACGGAATCTTCCCTGAAATCACAGGTTCATTGAATGAGTTTGACGGGTCTAACGCTATCTCGGGTGCATCTTCGGGTTCTTCTGCAGAACCTGATATCAATTTCCCAACAGTTCCAAATACTTCCTCCCGTGTTATCAACAACACTGAGTATGATTTGGGCATGAGATTTACTTCTGCGTATGCAAAACCAGAGGTTGCGTTCAACACGGGTGAAATTATTTACCTAGATAATAGAAGGTCTATTAGTCGTGCAAGCGATCAAATCGAAGATATCAAAATCGTAATCGAGTTCTAAAGGAAATGCCCCAGAATACTAACCTCAACGTTACACCATATTACGACGACTTTGATCAGGACAAGAACTTTTATAAAGTCTTGTTCCGTCCTGGATTTCCGATTCAGGCAAGAGAACTAACGTCAATGCAATCGATTCTGCAGAATCAGATCGAGAGCATGGGAACGAATTTGTTCAAAGATGGCGCGATGATCATCCCTGGTCAAGTGGGATATGATACGAAAGTTGATTGCATTCAATTGCAAGCAAGTTTTCTGGGTGCTGATGTTGAATCGTATAGAAGTCAACTTGATGGCAAACTAATTACAGGTTTGACTACAGGGGTAAAGGCAAAGGTTCTATACAGTATCGATGCAACTACTTCAGATAATGGTTATCTGACGTTGTATATCAAGTATGTTGAGTCTGGTGGTGCTGAGGGCACTATTCAAACGTTTGAAAATAATGAACAGTTGATCACCAACGTTGACATTACGTTTGGTACAACTTTGATTGAAACTGGTTCGCCATTTGCACAGTTGCTGCCATCTAACGCTTTACAGCGTGGTTCTGCTGCTTATGTTGAATCTGGTGTTTATTATATTCGTGGTTTCTTTGTAGATGTTCCTACACAGTCCATTCTTCTCGATCAGTATGGTAGTAATCCATCATATCGAGTTGGTTTAGAAGTTACTGAGTCCATCATTACCTCTGAGGATGATGACTCGCTGAACGATAACGCAGCAGGTACATCAAACTACTCTGCACCTGGAGCACATCGTTTCAAAATCACAACGACTCTTATCAAGAAACTGATTGATGACGAGTCCGATAAGAACTTTATTGAACTTCTTAGAATCAACAACTCTAGAGTTGAAAAGATTGTACAAAGAACTGCATATAATGAACTAGAAAAGGCACTCGCTAAGAGAACCTATGAAACCCATGGTGATTATTCTGTCAAGAATCATCAGATTACAATCAGAGATTGTTTGAATGATGATCTGAGACCTGGTATCAATGGTGTATATGAAGCAGGAGAGACTACAAAGTCTGGTAATGTTGCATCTGACAATCTGTATACTGCAGAGATTACACCTGGTATTGACTACGTTCGTGGTAATCAAATTGAAACTCTTGTACCTCAGTTTGTGGACTTCCCCAAACCTAGAGATACTAAAGCATTAGAAAACCAAATCATTCCATTTGCAACTGGTAATAACTTCCAGGCAAACAAAGTACACGGATTCCCCAACTTTACTGGTGCTGGTAGCGTCACTGATGCATATCAGGTCATGGAACTATATGACTATGCCATTACTACTAATGGTGTTGCTCCAGATGGAGCTGCATCAATTATTGGTTTCTGCCGTGCTCTTGCTATGGAGCATGAAGGCAGAGGTGCTGATACTAACTATGGAACTGATGATGATGTTTACAACGTCAATGTATTTGACGTTCAGATGCTTACGGTTATCCAAGTCGGTGCAACAACAGATGTTCTCCAAGGATCCCAAGTTGTCGGTGGTTCCTCTGGTGCAACAGCACTAATTGTTGAAGATCAAACTGGTGCAACCCATCTAAAAACTTACAGTCTCCGTGGTAACTTTAGAATAGGTGAAACTGTCTTCATCGATGGTATCGATGCTGGTACTATCTCCTTCTTCTATACATATGAATTCTCTGATGTTCGTTCTTTCGTTTGTAAAGATGAAGACAGTAGTGCGGTTGAATGTACAGCAGATGTAATTCTTGATGACTTCCTATCACTCGAAGGTGATACCTTTACCTATGACAGTGGTGCTGGCACAATCTCAGGTTTCAATACCAACTTTGCTCGCGACCTTCGTGCTGGTGACAGAATCTATATTGATGAAGATAACTATTTGATTGTTGATAAAGTAAATCCTACAAACTTTGCTACTTCTGGTTCAGGCACAACAATTTTCGACTTTACTAATCAAATTGTAAACGTTGGTGCAGGTGCTGGTAGTGTCGCTGCTGATACCTATACTGTTTTGGTTCGTAATAGAGCACAGTTGTTAGGTCAGGAGAATAGCAATCTATTCTCGGATATGCCTAAGAAGTATATCAAGTCGATCAGTGATGAATCGATGATCGTCAGAAGAACTTACGATGCTATCTCGGTTCCCTCTGGCACCTTTGTTACTACATTAGGTTCTAACGAACAGTTTATTGCTATTGATGATGAAGAGTATCAATTGACAGTTCTTTCTACCACAGTAGGTAATGAAGCACTGATCGGTACTCACATTTCTCTGAATGATGTTGGTCCTACTGGTAGTGTTAGTGGTGCGTCTGCTGCAGGTGATGCACAGATTACAAATGGTATTACCCTAACTGTTGCTACAGGCACAAATGTCACAGAGGTAAAACTTACTGCAACTGTTTCTAAGAATACTGTCCAGAAGAAACTGAAGACTCTTCGTAAGATGGCAGTCAATAAGATTCACAGAACTGTATCCAACAAAGATACTGCTCTGTTTGGTCTTTCATACTCTCATCTCTATGGTATCCGTATTGAGGATGAAGAGATCAGTCTTGGCATCTCTGATGCATATCAACTTCATGCAGTTTATGAGTCTATCAACTCTAACGATCCTGTTGTTCCTTCTCTGACTATTGCAGAACCTACATTCTTTGAGCCTGGAACGATTATCACAGGTAAGACTTCTGGCGCAAAAGGAAAAGTTGTTGCATTTACAACTTCTACATTGAAGGTAAACTTCATTTCTATTAGTGGTGTTTTTGTTACTGGAGAAACTATCAGTGGTTTCAACTCCAGCAATGGTGCAATTACTGCACTAATCAATGATGATGACAATGCAATTGTCCAAGGTTCTAAAGTAGTAACAGATGATTACTACCTGGATCAGAACCAGAAAGGTTACTACTATGATACTTCTAAAGTTGTAAGAAAACCTGGTCGTCCTCCAGCAATTAGAAAACTGCTTGTAATTTATGATTACATGCTACATGCTGCAACTGGCGATTACTTTGCAGGCGAATCTTATAGTGGTATTACTTACTATGATATTCCTTTCTTCGATCAGTCGCAGTCTCTAACTGATGTTTTGGATTTCCGTCCAGCAGTTGAATCAAGATGGTCTGCAGGTCTAGGAAACATCGGTTCACCTGCAACTCTTGATTGTTCTACTCTTGACTTCAAGTCACGTCTATTTACATCTGACGGTGGCGGAACTATTATCGATATCCCTAAGATCGGTTCTAACTTCCGTTGTGACTATGATTTCTATCTGCCTAGAATCGACAAACTATTCTTGACACCTGATGGTGACTTCAAGATGGTTCAAGGCAAATCTTCAGCAACTCCTGAAGAACCTGATGATCTGGATAATGCAATGCATCTTGCAACGATGCGTTTGAAACCATATGGTTTTGATCCTGAGAACGATGTATTCCTTACTAGTGAGGATAATCGTCGTTATACAATGCGTGATATCGGTACTCTCGATCGTCGTATTGGTAACGTTGAATATTACACATCACTTTCTTTGCTTGAGAATGATGCAGCAAATACCAAAATCCTTGATGCAAATGGCAAAGATCGCCTGAAGAATGGTTTCTTGGTTGATGATTTTACTAATCACGATAAATCTGATACCTCTCATCCTGACTATCTGGCATCATTAGATTTTGCTGGTGGTACTTGTAGACCTTCTCACTACACTACCAACGTATCTCTTGAATGGAATAATACAGCATCTACCAATGTCCAAAAGACTGGTCAGTTGGTTACTCTTCCATATGTCGAAGAAGTTATCATCAAACAAGAGTATGCTTCTAGAGTTGTAAACGTAAACCCATTCAACGTCTTTACATATATCGGTCGTATCGATCTACTTCCAGCATCTGATGACTGGGTAGACACTCGCCGTGAACCTGCAAACGTCAGAACAATCGAAGGTAACTTTGAGGCAACCCGTAGAGAAATGGGTACTGACCAGAATGGTTTCTTACCTATCCAGTGGAACTCATGGAGAACCACATGGCAAGGTGATGGTCCAGTTGTGAGAACACAAACATTCAGAAACCGAGGATGGTTGGCAGAAGATAGAGGTAGATCTCCTAGACCTTGGGTTTGGGGTGGTAAAGGTCTTCGCCGTATCAATGAGCGTCGTGTCATTCAGACCGTCAACCGTCAAGAAAGAACTGGTATCAGATCTCAGGTTGTTCCTAGAATTGATCGTCAGTCTCTTGGAGATTCTGTTCTGTCTAGTACGGCAGTTCCCTGGATTCGTTCCAGAAACGTCAAAATGGACGTGGCTCGTTGTAAGCCAAGAACTCGTTTCTATTCCTTCTTTGATAGTAAGCAATTTACGAATTATATTACACCAAAACTAATTGAATTGGTAAAGGATAGTACCTTAGATACCAGAAGTAATGATACTCCTTTCCAGATTGGTGAGACTGTTATTGGTCAAACCTCTGGTTGTCGTTTGAGAGTTGCAGCACCTAATGCTGATGTAGAGTTCAATCCATATGATGACACTGAAATGCCAACCACTTATGGTTCGACTACAGCATATCTGAATATCGATACTGAAGCTATGGCAGCACAAGTATCGGGTAACTTCTATGGTAACATTGCTGTTGGTGAAGTTCTGATTGGTTCTTCTGGTGCTCGTGCTGTTGTCAAGGATCGTCGTTTATTCTCCGATAGATCTGGTAATCTAAAAGCAGTATTCTTTATTCCAAGTCCAGATATTGATGTCAACCCACGTTGGGGAACTGGTACTAGAACAGTTCGTTTGACAACATCTGACATTGACTCTCGTATTGCAGGTGCTGTTGCATCTTCTGCAGAAACCACATACACTGCAACTGGTGTTCTTCAAACTGTTCAGGAAAACATTCTTGCAGTTCGTAATGCTGAGGTTGTTCGTGATACGGTTACCGATGAGAGAACAATCATGGGTACTCGCGAAGAAGTAAGACAGATTGGTTGGTATGACCCTCTTGCACAATCCTTTATCATTGATAAGACTGGTGGATGTTTTGTAACATCATTTGAAGCATTCTTCTTCACTAAAGATGAGCGTATTCCAATCTCTTGTCAGATTCGTGCTATGGAAAATGGTTATCCAACCAAGCGTATTCTTCCATTCTCCGATATTACTTTGAACCCATCTGAGGTTCAGTTATCTGAGAACGCATCGATCCCAACTAAATTTACATTCCAATCCCCTGTATATCTACAACAGTCTATTGAATATTGTTTCGTTCTCTTGTCTGACTCTAACGAGTATCAGGTTTGGGTATCTAGAATGGGTGAAGTGGATGTAACTGGAAACAGAACTATCTCTGAGCAACCTTATGCTGGTGTTCTGTTCAAATCACAGAACGCATCTACTTGGACTGCGGACCAGTATGAAGACCTCAAGTTTACTGCATATCTAGCAAAGTTCAATATTGGACAGCAGTCTAGAATGGTTATGAACAACTCTGACCTTGCACAAGGAAACAGTGGTGTTCTCAACCTTGGTAACAACTCTATCCAAACGTTCAAACCCGATCAAGAATTGGTGTTGAATGTAACTAGTGTTCCATTTACTATTGGTTCCAGAGTACAACAAATCACTGGAGCAGGTAGTACAACAGGTTACCAGGCAGTTGGTACTGTCAAGTCTTTCGTAGAGAAAGCAGCAGGTACAGCAGTTACCGTTACCGATATTACTGGTAACTTCCTAGCAAATGAAGAAATTACTACCTCTAAGACAGTTGCTACATTTACTGTAAATAACGTCAGTACAACTGATAGCACTAACTTTGAAGTTGGCAACTATATTCGTAACGGTACAAACTCTACTGGTGAGATTACTGCAGCAACAATTACTGGCACTGCTGGTACTATCACCATCAAGTTTGCATCTATTGGTACAAATAATGCAGGATTTGCAAATGGTGAGAACATCGGAGTCTATTCGACAATCAATGGCACATCTAGTCTTGACACAGCAACTATCAATGTCACACCTACTTACAGTGGTGATGTCACTGCTGCTAGTGCCCTGACTAGAGCGTTCCCTGCTTCTGCTGTGATCTTTACATCAGATCAGAAGAGAATCAAGGTTTATCATTCTAACAACTGTATGCATGACACCAGGAACAATGTGATCCTGTCTAATGTAAGATCTGAGATTGAACCTACTACATTGTCTAATGCAATTGGTGGATCAGATACAACTTTATCTGTTACTGATGCATCAGCATTCCATAGATACGTCAATGGTCAACAGATTAGTGCATCTAATCCTGGTTACATCAAAGTCAGGCAAGAGTATGCTGTATCGATTCAGGGTCAGGAGTCTGACACCAAGGGTGGATTCAGTGATACCAATGCGTTTGTGGCAGAAGAAACTATGGCATACTCTGCAATCAATTCAGATGGCACCGAGATTACACTTCTAACATCTGGTGGTAGAGAAGTTGAGGGTACTGCTGTTGCATTTACTGAAGGTGCAATCGTTGAATGCTACAACTTGGATGGTATTCCTTTGACTAGCATCAATAAAACTCATACTTCGATTCAAAATCCCACACTGAATAGTTACGAACTTGCAATTGATACTGTTGCTACTAATGGTATTCTTGGTGGTGGTAAGATTGCAACTGCTACGCAAAACGTACAGTTTGATTTGATGTCTCCATCTATTGCTAAACTGCAACTTCCTGGTACTACTATTGAAGCTCGCGTCAAAGCAATCACTGGTTCTTCTATCGGTAATGGCAAGCAAGTAAATATTGATCAGGAGTCCTTTATTGATAATGGAATATATGATGACATTCTTCTGGATCAAAATAATTACTTTGATTCACCAAGAATGATTGCTTCTGTTATCAATGAACAGAATGAATTGAGTGGTAACAAGTCTATGAGATTGGAACTGAATCTGGATAGTGATAATGAATACATCACACCTTATGTTGACCTTGATCGTTTGTCTGTTGTAACTACATCGAACAAGATCAACAGTCCAGATAGCACTGATGGTATGCTACGTGCAAC